AAAGATATGGGATTTGCATACGACAACCCTCAAGGAGCAAAAGCACATTAAAATTATGGCAACGTATCCAGTAGTAAACACAAAAACAGGCGAACAGAAAGAAGTCGCAATGAGCATCCATGAATGGTCTAAGTGGTGCGAAGATAATCCAGATTGGACTAGAGATTGGTCTGATCCATCAACAATGCCTGGTACAGGTGAGGTTGGTGAATGGAAAGATAAGTTAGTTAATAAAAATCCTGGTTGGAATGAAGTCTTGAAGAAAGCATCAAAAGCACCAGGATCTAGAGTTAAGCCAATTAAGTAAAATGCCCAGAAAAAAGAAGGTTGAACAACCTATTGGGGTTGGATTGACGACCAAACAAATAAAAAGAAAGAAACCAATTAATACTGATTATCTTGTTGATATTCAACCATTAACAGATAATCAAAAAAGATTGTTTGATTCTTACAAGGAAGGAAAGCATCTCATTGCTTATGGTATTGCAGGTACTGGAAAAACCTTTATTACCTTATATAATGCAATAAAAGATGTTCTTTCTACAGATACTCCATATGAGAGAATCTACTTGGTTCGTTCATTAGTGTCTACTCGTGAAATTGGGTTCTTGCCTGGTGATCATGAAGATAAGGCAGACATCTATCAGATACCATATAAGAATATGGTGAAGTACATGTTCCAGATGCCTTCTGATGCTGATTTTGAGATGCTCTATGGTAACTTAAAGGCACAAGAAAGTATTAAGTTCTGGAGTACCTCGTTTATTCGTGGAACTACCTTAGATAATGCTATTGTGATTGTAGATGAGTTTCAGAACCTTAATTTCCATGAATTAGATTCTATCATCACTCGTGTGGGCGAAAACTCAAAAATTATGTTTTGTGGTGATGCAAGTCAAACTGATTTGACTAAAACAAATGATAAGAATGGTATTGTGGACTTTATGAGTGTTTTACGTAAAATGCCTTCTTTCGATATAATAGAATTTGGTGTTGATGACATAGTTCGTTCAGGACTTGTTAAAGAATATATTATTGCTAAACTTGAGTCTGGATTATGAGATTTCCAACAGTTTGTTATGATGGATTTTATAAAGATCCAGATAGCGTAGTAGATTTTGCTCTTTCTTTGGATTATCATGTAGATGAAGGTCGTTATCCAGGTTGTAGAACAAAATGCTTATCTAAAATTGATAAACAATTTGCTCATGCTAGTCTTCATAAATTTTTATCAATGTTTGATGATTTTGATGAACCTGATATTGGCATTGAGTGTCAAACAGCATTTCAAAAAACATGGAGGTTTTCTAATAAAAAAGAGCATCCAGTAAATAAGGGATGGATTCATAAAGATGGTGCTTTATTAGCAGCAGTTGTTTATTTAAGTAAGAATCCAGATCCTAATAGTGGAACTAGTATTTTTAAAAGAAGATTTGGTGAAGAGTTACCTCCATTACCAGAAGTTTCTCATGAAGTTTTAGGTGATAAAAAAGCAGTTGATGTTAATGCTTTAAATGAATATGAAAAAGCATTAATTAAAAATAATAAACCTTATGATGTTCAAATGGAAGTTAAAAACGCATATAATAGAATTATATGCTATGATGGTGAACAAGATCATACTCAATCAAATTATTGGATGAGTAACGAAGATTTTAGATTAACACAAGTTTTTTTTGTTAAAGATATTAATTGTTTTGCTAAAAAAATACCATCAGTGAGGTGTAACCGTTATGGCATTTAATCATGTAGAATTAGATCTCCAACCTCTTGAAAGAGAGCATATTGATGGAGTTCGTTATTATAAGATTCCTGATGAGGAAGAACTCATCAAGATGGTTTCTATTACTTCAGTAACCAGTCATTTTAATAAAGAGATCTTTGTTAAGTGGAGAAAGAGAGTTGGTAATGAAGAAGCAGATAAGATCACGAAAGCAGCAACAGGTCGTGGAACTGATATGCATACGCTTACAGAGCATTATCTAAAGAATGAAGATTTGCCTAAAGGATTACGTCCTATTTCTGATTTTTTATTTAAAATATCAAAGGGTAAATTAAACAAAATAAACAATATATACGCTCTGGAAGGACCGCTATATAGTAAAGAATTAGGTCTTGCTGGAACCGTTGATTGTATTGCAGAATATGATGGCGAGTTAGCTATAATAGATTTTAAGACATCTAAAAAACCTAAACCAAGGAACTGGATCGAACATTATTTTGTCCAGTGTATGGCATATGGATGTATGTTGTATGAGATGAAGGGAATATCAATTAAAAAACTTGTAATCATTATGGCCTGTGAAAATGGCGAGTGTGTAATTTATGAAGAACGAGACAAAGCGAAGTACATTAAACTTCTCGGAAAATACATTAACAAATTTGTTAAAGATAAACTGGAGCTCTATGGAACCCAATAAAGAATTAGAAAAGGCAATAGAGAGTAAGTTTCTTACCCCTCAAAAATTTGCTATGGAAGTTGAAAAGATCGTAGCAGAGGAGGGATTTAATTATATTGATGCTATATGTTACTATTGTGATAGTAACAATATTGAGGTAGAATCAGTATCTAAACTTATTTCAAAACCATTAAAAGAAAGATTAAAATGGGACGCAACTCGTCTTAATTTTATGAAAGCAACTTCTAAAGCTAAATTACCCATATAATGCCTGTATTTCCATATTTTCCTACGCCAATATATACGAATGATGCTTTTGGTACAAAGTATTATAATGATATTCAAGCGGAGTTGATGGATGTTTATGAGAAGACTGAGTTTGAAAAATTAGAAGGTAGACCAGATACTTCCCATTCAACATCACCTACAGCTTTTGCAAATAATATTTTAAAACAATATAAATGTAAGCATTTTTTAGAGTTTTTACATCAAGAGTTAAAATCTTATATTTCAACTTTTGGTGGAAATGAACCTATAATGGAGTATATTATTGATTCAGCATGGCTAACTAAAACTATGAAAGGTGAACATGCTCTTCAACACTCTCATGGATCTTCCGATGTCTCTGGTGTGTATTATTTACAGACTAATGGTAAAGATGGAAATCTTTTCTTTGAAGATCCCAATATTCCTAAAGTAGGAAATATTATTATGGATATTGCTTGTGCTCAAACAAATTGTGAGTTACCTTTACAGCAAGGATTAATACATATGTGGCCTGGATTTATGGCTCATGGAACTAGGCATAATGAAACGGATCATGAAAGATTGAGTGTATCTTTTAATATTGTTTTTGCTAGGAGAGGTTTAAGAGTTAAAGAAAATGTAGATAAGAGTAATCAAGCATTAGTAGTAAGACATCCTGGTTGGAGTAAAAAACAATGTTATTAAAACATAATAGAACTGAAAAAACTATTAGAATAGCTGGTGCTCAAATACCAGTTAGTACTGATATCCAATTTAATAAAAAGGAAATTCTTAAAGCACTTGATTGGGCAAAAGAAAATGAAGTGGATCATCTTCTTACTCCAGAAGCTGCTCTTTCTGGATATAAACCAGAAGCTTTATGGGATAATAGAGATGAATTGGAAGACGCATTAAAAGAAATTGAAAATCATATTGCTTCTAACAATATGGATATTTTGTTTCATCTAGGAACATTATTCATAGAATCTGAGAGCCAGGGGAGTATTAATAGAAATCAAGTTAGGCATTATGAGGGAAGAGATGGCCAATGCCATATCTTTTCAACAACTAATAAAATTGCTTGTGTTGGTGCAGATGATTTTGTTATTCCAGGTGATGAAATTAATGTATTAAAGTTACCTCACAGAACAGATAGGGAATATATAATGGCGACTTTAATATGTAATGATATGTGGGAATGGGATGATAATCATATGTTAAATTATAAAATGTCTTCTAAAGTTCAGCCAGACATTATATTTCATGCTACAAACGGAGTTAAATTTACTCCAGATATGCTTAAGCATGAGAATAAACCAGAATATTCTGATGTAAAATATAATAATAAATTTCTTTGTAATGTTTTAGATGCTTGGCATGAAACTCATTTGAGAATGACAGCAGTTCAATCCTGTGCTACAATAATTACTGTTGATAGTTGTGTTCCTTGGTATTGGGATCCTTTAGATGAAAGTACAATAGATCATTTTATGACTTCATCAGAAAGTGGAATTCTGAATCCTCTAGGAATCAGATTAACAGATGTTCCTCGTCATGGTCGCCAATATTTTTATTGTGATATTAATGACCATACGAAAGAAAAATGTTTCGATTTGATTACTTCACATAGTAATAAAACCCCATACCATCGTCATGAATAATGGAAATTTCTGAACTAGATTTATTACATCATCGTTTACAAGCGATTTTGCGTGATTACAATATGCCTGACCTTGAATATCTTGGTGAACGAAAAAGCTGGAAGTCTGGTGAAATGGTTCATTGGTATAGGGTAGGAGAGGCAGAAGTGCCTATTGATGCTATTACAGAATTTGAGACTGAAGAGGATGAAGGTGACACCATTTGAGACTTATCGAACATACTTATCAATGAAAAGTCATTTTACTAACCCTAAATTTGACTTTTTTAAGTATGGAGGTAAATCTCGTGCTACAATAACAGCATTTAATAAAAGAAAGGACAAGTACTGGTTTGAGAAGACTTCTAGGAAGTATACAGATC